CGAACTTCTTCCAATCCGGGTTAGGGCTGTAGGCGTTGAGGCGGGTATCGACGAGGACCGCGTTGTGGGCGTCCATCCAGACGGTGAGGTCGCCGAGCTTGAGTCCGGTGTAGCCGATGGTGTAGAGGGTCTGCATGATATTTCTTGCTCCTTGTGTTTGTGTGTTTGATTGAAGATGATGCCCGCCGGTCACGCTGACCGGCGGGCGACTGCTTTAGAGGGAGTCGATGACGTCCAAGTCACCGGCGGCTTGCTCGGCGGTCTTGGCGAGGACGCTGCCGGACGGCACGCTGACGAAGTTGCTGGCGACCAGCGCGTTATAGAGTGTGCCGATGGTCGCTGCTTCTTCATCCTTCCCGGCGGCTTGGAGGTCGCGGACATAGCGGTCAAAAATGTCGCCCACGCTGTCCGTCGCGCCGAGCTTGACCTTGGGGAGGTCTTTGCGGACCGGCGCACCCGTCCGGGCTTTCTTGCCGCGCAGCGCGAACTGGTTGCTGTCCTCGACCGCGCTGATGACCATGGCTTCCAAGTCAAACAGGCTCATCTGGTTTTCGGCCAGCATGTCCTCGCGCAGACCGGCCACCAGCTCTTGAAAGCGACTGAGCGGCATGGACTTGGCGCTGTTGAAGGCGCGCACCGCAATCCGCTGCCGGTCCTTGTCGAGGTCCAAAATGCAGGCCGCATGTCCGAGCGGGAAGCTGCCGATTTTTACGAAGTGCTGGATGTCGTCCGGCAGGACCAGCAGCGCGACACGGTTGCGGACGCGCTCGACGCTCATCCCAGCGGCCTGCGCGGCCTGTTCTTCCGTCCAGCCGAACTTCTTCATCCGCACATCCAAGCCTTTGGCCTCGGCGATGGGGTCTAGGTTCTCGCGGGCCAGATTTTCCAGCAGCATGATGGTGCTAGCCTCCTCGTCCGACAGGTCGCGCACGATGGCGCGGATGGTGGGAAGTTGGAGAATCTGGCTGACTGCCCGGAACCGGCGCTCACCGGCCACGATTTCATACCACGCCCCGCCATCCATGGGCCGGATGGTGATGGGCTGCGCCAGCCCGTTTTTCTGGATGTTGGTGGCGAGGTCGCGCAGCTTGTTCTCGTCGAAGAACTTGCGGTCATTATCTCCGGCGCGGATGAGATTAACGGGGATTTCTTGAATCAGGTCGGCGGTGTTCTGGCTGACCGTCTGCTCGACCGGCTGGGCGACCGGCTTGCGGGTGCGCTTGGTCTTGGGGGTGGTTTCGGCGGTCTCGACGGGCTGGTTGACTGGGGTTTGTTGGTTCTTGCGTGGCATGGTATCCTCTGCTTTCCTTGGTTTTATCTTGGTGGGTAGGACTAGGGAAGTGGGCCGCCCGGTGTTCGAGCACCGGGCGGTTTTTGCGTTTCTAGCGACTACTCGACGGCTTCAAATCCGTTCTTGGCCCACTCCATCACGTCTTGGAGGGTTTCGGCATAACCGACATCCTTCTGCTTGGGGCCGCGCAGCAGCAGCCACTCGCCATCTTGATACTCGGCGCGGCCTTCGACCTGCAGGGTGATGAAGTTTGAAAAAACGATGTCATTGTCCGAGAACTCCACTTGGTAGCCGTTGAAATTGGTGGTCATGATGTTGGTCCTTTGGTGTTGGTGGGTAGGTAAGTGTGGTTTGTTAATTAACCACAATTACATTATACATTAAGAACAATTACAAAGCCAGTAATTTTCCCCTCAAAAGCATTTGTTTAGGCAGGGTTCATGTTGTTCCCTGTTACGCGGCGCTCCCTGATTTGATGAATTTCCGTTATCCCAAATAGGTTGGGATAGGATGGAGATTGAATAAAGGGGGTGAACATTTGTTTCAGGGGACGATACCGCAAGCTGTACGGCAAATCCTCGCCGAGACCTGCGCGGGGTGGGATGTGAAGGACGTGGCGGTCGCGTGCAGCGGCAACCTGACGGTTGAGCGCGTGCTTGCAAATCAATTTTCACTGCACTCCTGCGATGTCTCGATCTACTCCTGTGCGCTGGGCAGCCACTTCGCAGGCCAGCCGATGCGGCTGGCCGTGCGCGACGACTACGCCGAGTCGCTGCCGTGGCTGGCCTCGCGGATGGGGACGCCAGAAGACCGGCTGGCGACGCTGCTGCTCGCGTCCAACTTCGCGCAGGCGCTCGACAGCCAAGGCCGACTCAAACCGAACGCCTACTATCGCCGTGTGATGGAGGGGTATGCGCGCCAGTGGCCGGAGCTGGTTGACCAGACGGCGGGCAAGCTGGCGGCCTGTGAGCTGCGCCTGTCGAGCTTCAACGCGGGCGACGCTGCACCGTGGTTGGAGGGACTGAGCGCGGATTACGGCGTGGTGTCTTATCCGCCGTTCTGGGCGGACGGTTACGAGGCGATGTTTAAGCGCCTCGATTTGCTGTTCGACTGGGATAAGCCGACCTACGACATGCTGGAAGGGGACCGGATGACGGCCTTCCTGCACCGCATCGCTGACCGGCGCTGCTGGACGTTCGGCCTGCCGGTGAAACACCCAGACTTCACCGACCACCTGCGCGGCTTCACCCAGACCACCAAGTTCGGCGTGCCGATTTATGTGTACGGCAGCCGGGAGACGCGGCGAGTGGTCGCGCCGGGGCGGGCATACCCTCCGGCTGGCCTTCGACGACTGGGGCAGGGCGAGGCGCTGGACGGCGCGCTGCGGATTGCACCGCTGGCTGCCGACACCTTCAACGCGCTGCGGGCGACCTACCTCAACCCGGCGATTAAACCCGCTGCGCCGACGCTGGCGGTCGGGGTGTGGGTGGGGGAGGTGTTGGTGGGCGCGTTCGCGTTCGGGTCGCAGAAATCCTACAGCGACGCCGACACGGTCTACCTGCTGTCGGACTTCGCGGTCGCGCCGACCGATTACCCGCGCCTGTCCAAGCTGGTGCTGATGGCAGCGCTGAGCCGCGAGAGTCAAATCCTCGCCGAGCGGATGACCCGCCACCGGGTGCGGCGGATTATGACGACCGCCTTCACCCAGAACCCGGTCAGCATGAAGTACCGGGGGCTGTTTTCGATGGTCAGCCGCAAGGAAAACGCCGACTGGCGCGAGGATGCGGCGGATACCTCACAGATGCGCTACATGCTGAACTACATCGCGGATTGTGGCCGGTGGACGCTGGCCGAGGGGCTTGAGACATGGCTGAAGAAACACGCATCCAAAAGCGCGTAATCCGGGTGGACCCGCGCACGCTGAAGCTGCTTGAGGTGAACGCCCACTACATGCGAAACGAGGTGTTCGCCCGGCTGGTCGAGAACATCCAAAAGGACGGCGGCCTGATGGGGAACACCCCGTTTGCGGTGCTGGTGCGCGACGCCGACGGCCAGCCGACCGAGCCGCCGGTGTACGAGGTCATCAGCGGCAACCACCGGGTGAAGGCCGCGATTGTCGCGGGTCTGGCTGAGATGGAGATTGAGGTCACGGACGACCCACTGAGCAAAGACCGGCGGCGGGCGATTCAGCTCTCGCATAACGCGGTGGTCGGCGAGGATGACCCGGCCATCCTCAAGATGCTGTACGAGGACATCAGCGACGTGGACATGCGGCTGTACACCGGCGTCGATGACAAGATGCTCGGTCTGCTGGTCGATGTCAGCGTGGCGTCGCTGTCCGAGGCGGCGCTGCAATTCCAGACCATCGCGCTGACCTTCCTGCCGCACGAGGTGGAAGGGGTCGCGGCGGCGCTGGAGTCGGCGCGCAAGGCCGCCAGCGGGGCGAAAGGCTTCTGGCTGACCCGGTGGGAGGACTATGACCGGGCTATGGATGCGCTCGAAGCGGCGGGTTCGGCCTACGGGGTCAAGAACGCGGCCACGGCCATGATGGTGGTCTTGGAGGTGTTCTCGCGCCACATGGACGACCTGCAAGCGGGGTATCTGGACGCCGACGGCGAGGCCATCGACCCGAAGCGGGCGGTGCCGGTCGAGTCGGTGTTGGGTCGGACGCTCCCGGCGCGGCTGGCGGCCAAGCTGCGCCGGTTGGGCGTGGGGTCGGGCGCTGAACTTGAGGCGCTGCTCGAAACTGTGACGACGGATGGCAAGGGGGACAAGGATGACCGTAAACAGCCTGCGACCGGGGAGCAAGCGGGCGCAGATCGCACACCGACGGAAAGTGGTGGCAGCCAACCTACTGGCCGGGCTGACCCAAAAGGACATCGCCGCCGGGCTGAACGTGAGCCGGGCGACGGTATCGGGTGACGTAAAGGCCATTCTCGACGAATGGCGGGGACAGTATCGGGAGACGGCGGGCGAGTACCTCAACCTGCAAATGAAGCGGCTCGACGTGCTGCTGAATGGGGTTTGGGACGACGCACGCGGCGGGCGAGAGGGCGCGATTGACCGGGCGCTGAACATCATCGACCGTCAGAACAAGCTGATGCGGGTTGGCGATGGGCAGCCGGTCAGCAGCCAGCCGGTGCAAATCAATATTGTAGGCGTGCCGCATCGGGAGAAGATACCTGATGTGAGCTAGACAAAGGTGACAGGAGCATGGTTTTCCAACCGGGACAATCAGGCAACCCGAAAGGGCGGCCACCCAAGAAGCGGGCGCTGACTGACCTGCTCGAACGGAGGGGCAAACAGAAAACCTCGTCAGGTCTGACGGCTAAAGAGGAGTTTGCCCAACGGGTCTGGGAGGGGCTGACCACCGGCAAGATGACGTTTGGCACGTCTGAGACGGCCATCCCGCTTGAGGCGAAGGATTACATCGCGCTGGCCAAGTTGGTGCTGGGGCAGATTGACGGCCCGCCGCCTGCGGTGGTGGACGTGAGCAGCGGCGGCAAACCGCTTGAGACAACCATCGTCCTGAACGCTGTCCCCAGCCGAGCGGAGCGCCCGGACGCCGGGACAGCAGAGGATGACGCAGATTAACCTCGAACTGTACCAAGAGCAGGTCGATTTCGTCACTGCGCCTGAACACGCGCTCGGTTTCGTCGCTGGAATCGGCAGCGGCAAGACCTACGCGGGCGCGGTGCGCGACATCCTCGCCACGCAGGGGCAGATTGGCGGCGAGCGTGTGCCTGTGCCTAATGTCGGCGTGGTGACCGCGCCGACCTACAACATGCTCAAGGATGCAACCCTGCGGACGTTCTTGGAGGTGGCCGGGCCTTTGGTCGCCAAGTTCAACAAGGCCGACATGGTGGCGACCATGACCAACGGCAGCGAGGTGCTGTTTCGGTCGGCAGATAATCCGGAGCGCCTGCGCGGGCCTAACATTTTATGGTGGCATTCGGACGAGGCTGCTCTGCAGACCGCGCTCACGCTCAAAATTATGATTGGGCGTCTGCGCCAGTTTGGTATGTATGGATGGTGGTGGCTGACCACCACGCCGAAAGGCCGAGACTGGATTTACCGGCGGTTCATCCAAGAGGCGACCGGACACGAGCGCCTGTTCACCGTGCCGACGTGGCGCAACCCGTTCCTGTCTGAGGAGTTTATTCAATCGCTGCTGCGCGAGTATGAAGGTGAATTCGCGCTCCAAGAGATTGAAGGCGTGTTCATCAGCCACGAGGGGCTGATTTACCCTGAATTTAGCCGCATGGCGCATGTCGTCACTGAAATTCCAGAAATCACCGGCACGGTCTACGCGGGAATGGACTTCGGCTATACCAACCCCGGCGTGATCCAAGTGGCGGTCGTCGATGGCGATGGGGACATGGTGGTCGTCCATGAGGAGTACAAGCGGCGGCGCTCGGACGAGGATTGGGTGCGCGTGGCTAAAGACCTGCGCGACACATGGAACATCGAGACCTTCTTCTGCGACCCCAGCGGCGCGGACTACATCAAGGACATGCGGAAGGCCGGACTGCCTGCTGTCCCGGCCAACAACGCGGTTGACACGGGCATCCAGACCGTCCGCAATCGCCTGATCAAGAAAGGGCGGAAGGGTCGGCGGCTGCGCTTCTCGGCGTCGTGCGTCAACGCGCTGGCTGAGTTCGAGCAGTACCAGTGGAAGAAGGGGCGAGACGGCACGCCGCTCGAAGAACCGGTCAAGGCCAACGACCATGCTATGGACGCGCTGCGCTACCTCGTGATGGGTATCGACAAGGGCGCGGGCTACGTGATTGACGCTGGCTCACATGCTTGGGGTGGGTGAGTTTCCGATAATCTGGCTCAGGCGTGCTAGGCTGAATAAAACGTTTCTGGGGGTGGTATGTCGGACGTTCTCGACAAGTTGAAAATCATTTTTCAGGCAAGCCCAGCGATCGCTGACACCATCGCGTGGGATGCTTGGGTGGCTGACCAAGAAATCATGGCGGAGAAGGTCGCGCAAGCGCGCCGCTATGCCGACGGCGAACATCAGCTCAAGATGACTGAAGACATGCGGAAGATGCTGCGCGTCGAGGGCTATAAGGACGACACCTCCCCGTTCACGCTCAACCACTGTGAGAACCTGATCGCCACGCCGACCGACCGCTTGGAGGTGACGGGATTCGAGGCCGACACCGAGCAAGGCGCTGCTTGGATCAAGGAACTACAGGAGGCTAACTCTTTCGATGCCCTGCAAATCGATGTGGCTGAGGCGACCATCACCGACGGCAACAGTTATGTGCTGATTGAGTTCGACAACGAGACCGGCGAGACACTGCTGACGCATGAGCCTGCCTTCGATGGTGTCGAGGGCATGATTGTCCTGTATGCCGGTCGGCAGCGCGAACCGATGGCGGCGGTGAAGGTCTGGACCGAGAACAGCGGGGACAGCAAGACGGTCAAGCTGGTGACACGGGTCAACGTCTACTGGCCGGATCGGGTTGAGAAGTACATCATCGACGGCGAAAACTTCCAGCGCTATCAGCCGATGAATGAGCCGTGGCCCGCGCCGTGGCGGACAGTGACCGGGCAGCCGCTGGGCGTGCCGGTCTTCCACTTTCGGCACAACTCGCGGCGTCACCACGCCTATGGGGTGTCGATCTTGGAGAACGTCATCCCGATTCAGAACTCGCTGAACCGGGTCATCATGAGCATGACCATGACCAGCGAATTGACCGCGTTCCCGATCCGCTACAGCTTCGGATATAAGCCACCCTCGGCCATCAAGCCGGGCATGATGCTGTACGCCGCGCCGGGCAACGACAAAAACGGCAATCCTACCATCCCGGACGCAGAGACGGCGGCCTACTACCGCAGCATCCAGATTGGGACGCTGCCCCAAGGCGAGATTACCCCGTACCTTGACCAAGCACGCTACTTGGTTGAGCAGCTTTATCTGATTACGCGCACGCCGATGAACTGGCGTGACAGCGCCAACCCGTCCGGCGAGTCGCTCAAGCAGCTTGAGGCCGGGTTACTCGGACGCATCCGCCGCCTGCACGTCCACCTTGGTGAGGCATGGGTGAAGGTGGTGAAGGCGGCCAACCTCGTCCAGCGCACGTTTGGAGAGTCGGTGGCCGAGGTCACCAAGGTGACGGTGATGTGGAAGCCTGCCGAGGTGCGGAACGACGCGCAGGTCATCGCCAACGCCAAGCAGGTTGAGAACTGGCTTGACCAGAAAACGCGGCTGGAAATCGTTGCGCCAGTGTTCGGGTGGGACGGCGACAAGATCGCCGAAATCATGGAAGGGCTGACACAGGACAGTCTGGGGCGACTGGCTGCGCTGGGCGGGCGGGGCGGCGCGGTCAACCCGTCTGGCGTCGGCGATGACGACGCGCTGGACTTTAACTTTTTACTCGATGAACGTGAGCTAGAGGAGACAACCTAATGGCAGTGGTGAGCTTACAGACAACCATCGTCCCGTTTTCGGACACGATTACCCGGCGCGGGATTGCCGGGGCAGCCATCGCGGCGGGTGAGGTGGTCGCCATCGACACGACCAGCAGCAAGTACGCGCCTGCGGACGCGGATGATGTCAACCGCTGCAACGCGGTCGGCATTGCGCTGAACGCGGCGGGGGCCAACCAGCCGGTCGAAATCGCGGTGGTCGGTCGGCTGGGCGGCCTGAGCGGGCTGCTGCCCGGCTCGGTGTATGTGCTGGCCAACGTCCCCGGCGATGTCGCCAGCGCTTACGCTGCCGACTTGACCGAGGACGTGTCGTATATCTCGGTGGTGGCCGTCGCGCTGACCGCCTCGACCATTCTGCTGTGCATCTGCGCCAGCGGCGTGGTCATGAACTTGGCCTAAAATGACCAACCGAGCCGGGGGTAATCTGCTGCGGGTCGGCGATCTCGTCGAGCAGCTGCTCAACCAGAGCTATGCGCGGTCGGCGGTGCTGGTCGCCAGCGCGGTCGAGGGCGTGGAGCGGAACCCCCGGATTGACCGCCTGCTGTCGCAGATTGAGGCGGACGCGGCCAGCGGTGTGCCGATTACGCCCGACTCGCCGCTGGTGCGGGCGCTGCGCTTGGAACTGCGCGACCAGCTCGGCGGGGTGCGCGCCATCATCAACAATGAGTCGGGCAAGCTGCAAGAGGCCGCCATCCGGGTGGGCGGCCAACTGGCGCGCCAGATGTCGCTGCCGGGGCTGGGTGACGACGCGCTCGGCGCGCTGGGCATCCGCTGGAAGACGCCCGACCCGGAGGCGGTGGCGCGGCTCATCGACTACGCCAGCTCTGAGGCGTGGCGCGCCGAGCTGAACCTGTTCACCAAGAACATCGCGGACGACGCCATGCGGCTGGTCGTCCGCAACTTCGTCAACGGCATCAACCCGACCGAGACGGCGCGGCGGCTGCGCGAGACCATCGGCACATCGTCGCTGGCGCAGTCTGAGAACCTGATGCGGACCATCCAGCTCACGAGCTACCGCGACTCGCTGACGCTCTACCACACCGCGAATGCCGACATCTTCAGCCACAAAATCCGCATCGCCACGCTGGGCGAGCGGACGTGTGTGTCGTGCATCGCGCAGCACGGGACGCGGATGCGGATTGATGAAGAAATCAAAGACCACCACCGGGGGCGCTGCTCGGCGGTGGCGGTCGTGCGCGGCATGGAGCGTAACATCCAGACCGGCGAGGTCTGGTTCGGCCAGCAGAGCGAGGCCAGCCAAAAGAAAATCATGGGCGGCGCGGCGTACCGGGCTTGGAAGGATGACGCGGTGCAGCTCAAA